TCAATTGAGCCAGTGCTGCTCGCTATGTGGATGTGACCAGCAGTAGTGTCATCTAGTATAGCTCCGGTGGAGCTGATGATGATGCCGTTATTGCCTTGATTGGTGTCGCCTGCTAGTTTGCCAGCTCTAAAGCTGTCAGTGCCTGCGCCTGTGCTTTGTAGGCCAGCGGTCGCAGTAACGACTCCAGCGGCATCTACTTGGAGCTTATCTGTCTCTACCCAAGATGATCCGTTGTAACGCAGCATTGAGTTGGTGGTTGTTCCAGTCGGCAATGCGGCTGCCGCAGCCGTGGCGCTGTTTGCGGCGTCCGATGCGCTGCCCGCCGCTAGTCCTGCCTGCGTGGTGGCAAGTCCTACTTGCGTGGTGGCAAGTCCTACTTGGTCTGTTGCCAGTCCTACTTGCGTGGCTGCCGCAGTCGCGCTGTTGGCTGCCGCAGCGGCGCTGTCGGCTGACGCAGTCGCGCTGTCGGCTGACGCAGTCGCGCTGTCGGCTGACGCTGTTACTGAGGCATCAAAAGCGGCTAGGCTGTACAGATCAACATTGCCTGCGGTGTTTATATATATCAGCTTGTTAGGAAATGTTTGGGAAGAAATTTGGGTAGTTCCTGTGAAGTCGCTAGGCACTTGCACGGTTTTGGCAAGCGTTGCTTCCGCCGCCTCAAAACCCGTCTCGATAAGATCGAGCTGAGAGTTAACCGCCGCAGAGGCGACTAGGGTTCCTGCGACAAAAGGATTGTCGTGTTCGTAATAGTTATTCGCCATTATTTTCGCCTTGCTCGTGGGGACCAGTGGATTAACATAGAGTTAACCGTGTGGGGAGTTTCATTGACTGCGTCGGTGAAAAGAACCATCGAGACGTTTCGCCCTACCCCGTCGAGGTACATATCCACCAGATACGCAAGCGTGGTAGACCAATAGACTTCGTCCCAAAGCGCGGAGTCATAATATCCACCGCCGCCTACCGCGATTGCATCATAGGCGGTATGCGCAAAGTTGTTTCCCCCGTAGTCAAACTCAGGGATGATGGTGAGCGATGTAGCACGCACACTTTCGACTTCCATCACGACTTTCTTAAACCGCTTTCTAAATTCCGGCCCTTCGATAAAGGTGAACGCAGGGCGCAGCACTGACTTGAGCGGGAGACCGTCTAAAGAGTTTCCTTTCTCGGCTTGGTAGACGAACCCATCGTTGGTTCCGAAGAAAATCTCTTCTAGCCCTGTGATATCTCCTGAGTACGCACAGGCAACGGGCTTACCAAAATCAAACGTCGAAACGCCAATGACCTCGGCCCCCGCAAAGGTAAAGATTAGGCCAGAGCCGTCGTCCATACACAGACGGTATTGATTCTTTTCGCGTACCATAAAACTGGCGACCGCTTTCCCTCGGTAGCGTTCTAGCAGTGGGTCTACTTTATAAGACAGCGGCGTACCCGAAAAATCCCCGAAGTCGGTGACCCTTGTTTGTTTCCACACGCCTTGATCTGACAGGAAGACAGGATCGCCAAGAGGCTGAACAGTGTGTGGATACACCCCTGCCGCGCCATCGAATTCTGTTAGCTGCATGTCAGCCGGGGTTGTCCCGTACAAAACTTTGACCGAACGTCGGCAGTAGACGCCCATCGAGTTGTTCGGTGTGGTGATTAAGCTGTGGGGGCTGTCACCCAATGCGATTTCTGCGCCGCCTTGAGAAGCGGTAAACACGGTGGGGTCGCCGATCTTAGACAGCATCAACGATCCGAACTCGTAGCCGAGAACTAAAATACCTGTGCCTGTTACTGCCAAGCAGTTAGGAGTATCCGTTGACATGCCTGTGGATAACTCTGTGTAAGTTGTCCCATTAAACGTAAACGCTTTATTCTTGCCGTCAGTTCCAACCAGCAAAGGAACGGCTACGTTAAAGGCGTGGGTGGTAGACTCAGGTAGGGCAGGCAAAGAAAACTTCGCTTTGGTAAACTGGTATCGCCCGCCGGGGACTAAAGGTGTTGGCGTTGTGACTACCGTCCAGCCTGCTGTCGTAGACTTGTGCATGACACCCGCAGTGCCGCCTACGTTATCTCTGAAAGCGTACACGTCGCCGTTGTACGTCACGACGCCACGGACAGGGCCACTTCCGGGGACTGCGGTAATAAGACCTCTAAAGTAGGCTAACACCGCCAAGCTAAAGGACTGATCTATCGCGTCACTACCTCCGGTTCCGGGAGGGTATACCGAAGTGATGACGGCCCCGCCTGCCGACTCGTTGGATACGAACGTGCCAGATTTATTCACGAGGCACAGCGTATTTGTCGCCGCGTCTATCGCTACTAAAATACCTGTCGCGCCGCTAGTGCCGCCTGTTATGGTGCCTCCGACGCTGGCGGTAGTCGCCCCTGCCAACAAGATGCAGTCATACGACTGCTCGCTTGGGCGTTTGCGCCCGTCGAAACGCTCGTAGCCTGCTATGCGTTTGTATCGCCCGAGGTCGGTTACTTCGTAATTAAAAAGTTGGATCGCCTCCCCGGCCGTGAGGGATAGAGGTGGAGCCGAAAGGTTGAGGCCGCCTGCCATAACAGTTTCCGCAACCAGCGTCGTCACTAGGAAAACTCACTTGGTGCAAACGTCAAAAGCGGAAGTTGGTTGCACTCTAGGCGATGCAAAATCTGAGAGAAGTCAACCGTTGCCGCGCGCTCAAGCGTTTGATCCTCATCGTACTGAGCGTAGGCCATGACAGCCCGCGCGACGATAGCGCGGTGATAGTCTACCGGGAATAACGGAACACTTGAGTTTAATGTTAACGTGTCAGCAGTACGGTAATACTCTATGATTACCGGGTACGCCAAGTCAGGTGGGGCGTTAAATTGCCACGCGCCGTTGGGCAGTATATACAGCCCCGCCGGGCAGGCATTAGCCGTCGGCACGTTATCAAATTCGGCTGCCCTAGACTCCTCTCTGACGATCTCAATAGACGTCCACTGACCTGAGACTTGTATGAACACCTTGCTCAATGCGGCTAAGTCTGTCACCCCCAGATCGCCGGGAAGGTAATACGAATCACCTATCGTTAGCGCAATGCCCGTCTTTTTCCGCCAAAGAAACTTCCAGTTGGTGTGTTGCCCTTGGATAAAAGCATACGCCTCGTCAACAAACGCGACGATCCTTCCGGGCATGCTGACTTGAGACACCACCGAGGTTGGCCCCGCGCCCGTCAGGCCACACTTCTGCCACGTCTTTTTGACAAGGGTGAAATAGTTCATTTAAAGCTACTCAGACAATATAGAAAAAGGGTAGTTCTGGGTGGTGATCGGTATCATCTCGTTGTTAATCATTTTAAACGTGGCAGTGGATGCGTTTCTTAGGACATCGACGACCGATGCTGGAACCTCAACGTCCATGTCACGTTGGATCAGGTAGGTGTTGCTGTTAACGCCTACAAACACAGGGTCATTGTTGTCATGCGATGACGATATGCGAATTTTAATCTTGCGTTCTGCTGCGGCAGCCCTTGCGTCTGGGGTGTCATCTTGTTTCGAGGGTGCTTCCATATTTTCATACGATACGCCATCCAGTGTCGAACATTCGAGGAGGAGTTCGTCTTTGGATGCCTTTGGCATGTCAACCCCGTGGGTATCACGCAGGTATTCGACAAGCTCTTTTTTCGTTGTAGATCGGTTTATAGCCATAAAGTTCAAGTCTCTTATTAGAATTAGATTAAAAAAAAGGGTGGATGAAGCTCATGCCTCATCCACCCCGAAGGTGAAGCCTTACGTCAGCTTAAAGTTTAGTGACGGCAGACTCGATGCGGTTCATCCAAGCCTCATTGAGAATGAGACCTGTGTGCCACGTCTTCCAAGCAACAGAGCCGCGTTGGCCTAACTCATCGCCGCCACGGGGAGTGCCGGGATTCAAGACCATAGGTACGATGGACTCCTTGCCTTTAAGCGGAACAGTCCCCCAAGCCTCAGCGCCAACTACGATAGTGCGATACACGTCGCAACTTGTGCCAGCTTGAGATACCCGTTCGGTAGCTCCAGAGCCTTTAGCGCCGCCTGCGTTTATCACAGAGCTGAACAGAGGTGACAGGACAAAGCGGATATTCTCCAATGATCCTGACTCTTGGTCACACAGAGGTTGGCGACTGCCGTACTCGGCCACCGGGGTGAACGAAGCCAGCGCGCGCAAATCAGCCTCAATGTCAGTATGTCCGAAAGCGATGTAGCCTCCGTCCACGGGCTTAGTACCCACATCGACACTACCACTAAGAATTTTAGTGACAGGCTTGGCTCGGGCCAGACGTAACTTACGAACAACAGACCTGACGTCGTTTAGCGAGATAGGGCTAGTAACCGCAGCTCGGTTCGCAACAGCACTAGCCATCGTCGCGTTTGTGCCGCCTGTTATGATGTTCCAGTTGAGTATTTCACGGGTCTCAGCAGCCTGTTCGCCACAAAGCATAGACGTGTCATTCAACACGGGGTCTTCGTGGGTGTCAGCAATGACATCCGTCAGTTCAACCCAAGCACCGTACTGGTAGAGTGTTGCCGTTCTGTCTGAATACGTCATTTGCTGACTAGAAGGTCTAACACCTTCGGTCAGCGCAGTCGTAGAGACAGCGAAAGGGGTAGGCTTACGGAACTTAATCACCAGTCCTTTGTTTTGCGGCATGGGCCGTGGTTGTGCGAACTTCTCCAGAACAAGGATGGGTTCAGCGTGTTTGAGCATTTTTACAGCGGCATACATGCCGATGCGTGACGTTACGTCACCGTAGTTAGTAATAGCCATGAGTAGTTACCTCGTAGTTGGCGGGTTATATAAGGTCTTGGTTTGCTTGATTTGCCCAATATTCCCACGAAGAACTCTCGCTGCCAGCTCCGCCGTTTAACCGTCCCACTCCTGCGCGCGGCAGACTGTCGCCTGCGTCAGCACTTCGTGGACGGCTAGGTGCTTCAGCGGCCGGGGCCACCTCCGCTTGCGGTTGAGCGTACTGCTGAGAGTTCGCGCGTTTATAAAGGTCTAAAAGAACGATGTTATCTTCCGCTCCTTTAGACCCAACGAGTTGTTTTACTCCATCACTTTGCTGTTCTATCCAACCCCAAAAATCCGAGCTTTCTTGTATCTGTTGAAAGTCCGGGTGGCGTCCTGCCAGTGCCGCGAGTTGCGACGATAGGAAATCCGTTTCCCGGTCTTGGTTAATGGTGTCAATAGTAGGCTGCACGTCGGCAAGCTGTTGGCGCACGGAGTCAACCTCCCGTTTGTTCATCGCTTTTATTGCGCCGAACACTTCGGGAAAATCCTCTTCGAACTGAGCAAGGTCTACTTCTGGCTCAGTCGTAACGTCTTCAACCCCCTCGGGAGAGGGCGCGGGTGCAGAAGTTACCTTCTCACTTGCGTCTTTCTCAAGGGCGTTCAACTTCTTCGTCAGTGCCGATACTCGGTGGCGATTGGAATTTTCCGAGTGTTGGATTTTTGCATAGTTCGCCTGAAGGTCGGCTACCGCCTGCTGCTGGGCAGGGGATAGTCCGTCGAACACATTAGGCTCCGCTGGCGCGCTCACAACTACCTCGGGCTTATCGCCGTCCTCGGTTTGCTGCAAGGTCGCTGGGTCG